TTATCAAACAATTTTGAGTCTGTGTTTACAACACCATTAAGTGTCATTGCACGACCTGTTTGACCTGTGTAGTATGTAACCGTTTGTTCATACTTGTTTGCCGCAATCTTAAATGTATCAGCATCAATTTCTTCTTTTGCTAGACCACAACCCCAACGTGGATTCATCATGTAATCCAATAGGCAGTTTGCTGGATTAAAACTATAACCTTTTGGTAGGTCAGCATAATCGTTACTTAGGTCTTTACCACCTATGTGTGTTCTTACGTCATATACCTTTTTACCCAATACATCAAACTGCACTTTAGGAATACCGCCACTAAACGGATTGTTGTCTTGGTCTTCTTCTGTTTTAATTTCTTTCCATTCAAAACGCATTACAGCATAAGCAACACCTGGTAATTTTCTACTTTTTGTTTTCCAAGTTGCCGCTTCATTTGCCAATGAACTTTGACCTTGTGTTTCTGTTCCGTTGAATATTTGAAATTGAATTCTATTTGCAAAACGTCCTGTTGTAACACTGATTGTTGTGTTGGTTGCATAGGTATTGCTTGGTAAAGGCAATTCAACATCTTCCACAAGTATGCGTTTAACACCTTGTATTTCACCTTCACAAAGTGCAAATACACAATATAGATATTTGTTTGAACTACCATTGGTTTCAGCATAGATTAAATTTCCGCCTACACGTCTAAAACCATAAACAACAGGAATAGCAACGTTGGTTCCTGTTTTTGTAATTGTAACGCCCTGTGCTTCTTGTTCTGGATTTTGTGGACCACTTGGAACATCAAATGCACCCATTGGGTTAAACACAAATCCAACAACATCTCCAACAAATTTAACAACCGCTTTTACAACATTGACGATTGCCTTAAATGCTTTCTTGATAATTTTTACTGGATTGATGCTACCACCCATTAGTCGATCTCCAAATCTCTAACATAGTTGTATCCCATAAGTTCACAACCTTTGTGTTCATAATAAGTTGCCGCTCTATCAATATATTCAGTTGCGCCTTTAAAATCTTTTGTAAAATTGGTCACACCAATTTCTAAAAATCTACATCCTTGTTCTTTGCACCAGTTTGTAATATTGTTATACAATGAATCTGCTAGGTGCTTGTTTCTTAATTCAGGATGAACAAAAAAGAAATAGACCTGACCATATAGTGTTGGGTTCCATACCTTTTGTGTTAATCCTACAAGTGCATAACCTATAATTTTACCTTCGCGTTCAGCAACATAACATTTCTTATCATCATCAATCAACAAACGTTTGATCATTGCTGTCATGTGTATATCATCAACGGGCAATAATTCTGTCACGTCGGCATCTTTTGCGTGTTCTCTTGCCATTGCAATTATTTGGTTGATATCTCTAGGTTCAAATTCTCTAATCATTATTTCTTACCCCATCTAATATCATTAAGTGTTTCATGACTATATTCCATTGCAAAGTCTGTTGGATGTTCTCTTTGAAAGTTGCCAAGGTTTGTTCTTCTTGCGTTTACCTTTTCAAAGTTTGAAAATTGACTATCTACCTGTAGTGTTAGTTCTGCCGTATCCTGTGCGTCAGTGATTGAATAACCTGTAATCTTGCCCTTAAAAATTAGTATAGGGCCATCACCTGCACTATCACCAATAAGTGAATCAGTCCCTTGATCCCATAATGCTCTGTAGATTGTGACCGTTTGGTTAATTTGTGCAGACTTGGCAAATAGTGTTATATTATTGCTTTCCAATGCACTTAAACTAATTGCAATGCTGGTAATTCTTAATTCTGAATTTTCATTTGATTCTGAGATACCTAAAAAATTACCCTGTGCTTGATATATGTTGATACCAGCATCAGGTGCAGTATCACTATCCCAATTGATATCAAAAGGTGCGTCTGTGTAATAAACAGCGTCTAATCCATTGTATGCAGAACTTAATCCTATTTCGACAAGAACAAATGAAACAAGAGCATCTCTTGCCAACGCTGTTTGTGTTACATCTGCTAATTGCCTTGTCATTAAATAACCTCTTCAACATCTAATTCATACTCTACCAACCCATCAGTTCTATATGCAAATTCTTGTAGGTCATTTGTAATAATCATTCTAAAAGGAACACTATCACTGGTTACACCTTCACCACTACTATCAGATGTTGCAACAGCAGTCACTAGATTGGGTTGAAAATTAATTGTTGCATTTCCTGATCCATCGGCAACAACATCTTCTGTGACCATGTATACTTTGGTATGATTGTAAAAACGTATAACATCACCCGCTTTAAGTATTGTGCCACTGGTTGAATTTGATTGAATATTCACGCTTGTATCACCTGCACTTGCATCTGCTGTGACCGTAATTGTTTGACCTGCTACACCTGTTGTATAACTTATGGTTGGAATAATAACATCAAATTCATTTAGCATACCTTGACAACGTGCAACAAATGCCATAACAGGTTTAAATTCTGCTAAGGTCATTGGGGGAAATTGTAATGTTCCTCTGTATCTAGTTGTTGAATTTGTTGCTCTAATAATTCTACCACTTGCCGCTTCAGTTTTCTTAGTTTGTGTTTGTTGTCTAAAACGTGCTGTTGTAAATCCGTTATCTACTGGAAAAAATCCTATGTATGCCATTATGCTGTGACTCCTGTTCTACCACGTGTGTTCATTGCTTGATTAATTATACCAACAATGGTTGAACGTCTTTCAACTAGGAGTTCATCAAAACCTCTTGCGTCCGTGGTTGTAATGTTAAAGTTGACTTGAACTCCTTGTTCACCATTCATGTTGCCCATTGCTCTAGCAACCTCGTTTGGTATGACGGTAGATGGTTGTTTAGGAACTACTAACTCCGCGCCTCCTTCTCCCACAATAGCAGGACGATTTGGTAACATATCACCACCTCTTTGATATGTCTGTGCTCTAATTGTAGCAACCTGTGCCAAACCACTAGCAACAACACCAGCCGCCGCTAAGAAGTTAAATGGTGGTGGATATGTAGCAAGTGCTTTGGTTGCACCTTGGTATGTGTTTATTACCGCTTGTGCAATAGCAATCGCTTTTTGTGCGGCAAAGAATTTTTTGTTTACTCTACCTAAACCAGCAAATAAAGTATTTGCTTGTTCAAGTGCAAATTGACCTTTTTCTAATTCTGATTTCTTTTCAAATTCAATACGCTTGTTAACTATTTCTCTTTGGCGTTCTTCAAATCCGCGTCTAAATAAAAATTCTTTTTCTTTATCTGTTAATGCTCTTGTTGTTGCTTTTTCATTTTCGCCTAATGCTTCGCGAATATTTTTCATTTGCAATTCTTTAATTCTATCTTCAAATCCTTTAATAATATTAAAGCGTTTTTGTTGATAATCCATTTCCATCAGTTCTTTGCCTGTATAGAATTGATTATCAATCGAATAAGAATCATCTAGATAATCTTTTTGTAATTGCAATGCCTGTTCATATGCTTTTTCTAAATTTGCTAATTCTTTTGCTTGTGTGTTAAAACCACTAAGGGTTGTTAATTCATCTATCTGTTTTCGAATTGCAACTTGATTTTGCAATTCTTTACTTTGTGCATAATACGCTTTTAATTCGCTTTGTGCATTTTTAACTATATCTTCACCAAATTTAGCAGTTAATTCTTTTTCTAATTTAATTTTTTGTTGTTCTTCGGTAGTTAAACCACTAACACGTAATTCTTCAAGTTTACCACTAATAATTTCTTTAAGTTGTTTAGTTTTTTCCTTTTGGGCCTGCAACATTGCTTCTTCGGCTTTTTTCTGTGTTTCTAAAGCGGCTTCTGATTCTGATAATGTTTTCTTTGTATCTTTTGCTCTATTTTTAATATCTTCAAAATCTTTGCTAACCTTTTCACTAATACCACCAACCTGTTTTATACCATTAACTAATGGTCCTGCAATTTCCATGGTAAGTTCTTTACCACTTTCAACCATGTTATCAAGCACACTATCTTCGCCAATGATACCTAGTTCTTCAGCAAGTTTACTAAACGCACCTGTTGTTTTTTCTATAATTGCGGCAATACCCACACCAGCGGCAATAATAGGATTTCTTAGCATCATCAATGTGAATGCTTTCATCGCCTTGGTTGCTAAAACTATGGCTTTAACAAGTGGTCCAGCAAGTGCTGTCGCAATTTGTCCTACTCCTACAGCAAATTTTAAACCTAAGAATATTGCAAATCCTTTTGCTAATAATTCTATATTGTCAAATACAAGTATAATTGCTTCTTTTGCATACAAGAATGCTTTTGTTAGGCCATCACCTATTTTAGTAATTGCTTCGTCATTTTTGGTAAGAAGGTCTGTCAATCCAGTTAATGCATCTGCGATTGCTAAACCAAAACCACCCTCGCCCAACGCCGCGCCTGTTTCAAATATAGCACCACGGAAGTTTGACATAGCAAGTGTTAATGATCCAATGGTTACATTTCCAAATCTACCGCCTTCTGCACCTAGTGCTTTTAATTGATCTATTAGACCTTTTGTTGATGTGGAAACAGCAACCTGATCCTCACCAATACGTGCTACAAATCTACCATTTTCTTTTGATACCTTAACACCAAATTCTTTTAGACGTTCAAATTCACCAGTTAATGCATCAGCAACCGCTTCACCTAATTGTGTAATTGATTTGGAGTTAGCCGCGGCAATATTTGAAAATGCCTTCATTGATTCATTTGAAGTATCTAAACCAAATCTGTTAAAGATAACAAATGCTTCAGTTAATTCATTAACGTCTTGTGGTAAAGATCTTGCAAGTTTTGATAATCTAGCAATTTCTGCATTGGCAAGTTCTTGACTTCCAAGATAGGTTGTTAATTGAGTTCGGAATCCTTCCATTGCCTGTGTGGCATTAAGTATTCCCTTAACACCAGCACCAGTTGCAAATCCAGCAAATGCTGTTACTGCGGCCGCGGCAAGTCTATTAACACCTAGTAAACCTGTTTGCAGTTTACCAAGTCGTGTGTTAATGTTTCGTAGTGCCGCTTGTGTTTTATCTACTACGCGGACTTCTATTTCCTGCCTTGCCATCCTTCATCGACTCCTTGCTCTTTGCGTTTTGTAGCATGAACCATTCATACCACAATTTTATTTCTAGGACGCTGAACTGCATCACGTCTTCAACTGATTTGCCGAGTGTTTCGGCAATACGCATTATCAATTGAAGTTCAACGTCCTCTTTTAGTTTTTTCCCACGGCCTCATAATCAGTTGTAGCAGAATTTAATTCTGTTGCAATTCTAATTAGAATAGATGGGTCAACTTCGTGCATCAAAGCATTACGATCAAATTTTGTAAACATCGGTTTGCCTTCTGGATCTAGTGCTTTTACTAGAATAGATTCAACCAATGCATCAACCGTTTTACCTTGCTGTTGCAGTTCAATAATTTTTGCTTCAGCGGCAAATGAATATGATGGTTTATAATAGATATCTGTTTTCCATTCTGGAACTGACATCTTTCTAAGTTCACCAGTTAATCTGCCTTTGAAGTGTTCTTTTGCGTTTTCTAATACACTCATTTATATCTCCTTTTAGATATCTCCCTAATGGTAGGCCCTAATATACCGTTAGGTGCTTGTTTTGAGCGGCCTTTTTCCAACAAGTCAATGTAGGGCACGCGGTTGACTATCCTCTTCATTCTAAATGAAGATTCAAGGCGCCAACCACGTCTTGCTTGTCCCTGATCTATTGGTGTTTTTGAAACAGCAATAGACTTTGTATCATCCGCTATTTTGGTCATCAAAGACTCTTTTTCTCGTTCAAGAGCCCTGCCAACCTGACGTGTGCCTTTAACACGTATTACTAACATTATCGTTCCTTATGCGTTATACGCTTGAACGTCTAATGCACCAGTTCCTTGGAAGTTAACCGTTGCAGTTACTAGATCATCAAATGATGCTGTTCTAGATACTGAAGTTACGATTACTTTACCTGTGAATTTTTCTCCACCACCTGAGTTTGGATAAAATTCAACAAATAAGTCTGAGTCCACATCAGGACGGAAAGCATCGCTTGCCGCTGTGTGTCCATCATCATATACCACTTCCATTGAACCTGTAAACTGGTGTAAACCAGATTTATAAGTTCTTGCCGCGTCGCCCATTACGGTGTCTTCAATAACATCTTTAGTATGTTCTACCGTCCAAGAGCGAACTTCAGCGATTGCAGATTCACCTGCAGAATCGGTTCCGATTTTAACGGTTCCGTTTTCACCTGTGTAAGTTGCCATAGTTTAGTTCTCCTCTTTTGCGTTGTTGGAATCATCTTCGGTTTGTTCTTCCACAATAGATTCAATTGAGTCTGCCCAATCTTCACCTGCTGTAAGATCCCATTCCTCTGTTTCTTCCGCTTTAATTGAAGTCACTTAGGCGTCGGCTGTAATTTTATTCTTACGTCCTTTGGCCGGTGACTTTTTTCCTTGAACTGGACTTTGATTTTCTAAAGTCCAACCTTCTTCAAGAAATCTGTTAACACGATCCTCTTGGATATATTCCCAGGATCCGTTTTTAAACATTTTTACATATTTCATAGGCATTATACTGCTCCTTTTGTAAATGAATAGTGAACTTCAGCAATCATTACAAATTCACCTAATGGCGGAGTTCTATCAATTATTTCAATTGATGTAACGTGTGTTGTTGCCGCCCTTGCTGTTGCTAGTTCTCTATTTCTTGTTGTGTTTAGTGTTTCTTCAATGCGTTCAATCAATTCATTGCGTTTTTGATCCACGCTTTGAACGAACCCTTGGCGTCCGTCGGATCGCACAAAACCTCTAATTGTTACTTCAATAATTCCTCTTCTATAACCACCCATTGCCTGGTCTTCACGTGTTTCATTACCAGTGGTTACCAATAGAGCAGGAAATTGTGTAATTGCTAATTTTTCTGTATCAAATGGTTCTCTTGTGACAAACGTAGGTTTGGGACTATTCATATCGCCCAATACATCAATAATGTTTTTTATTACGTCTTCTCTATTTGACATGGCCTACTACCTTTTTAGGCGTAGGAAGTGTGTAGGTTGTTTTTCTTCGTCAGTAAATGTTCCTGATGAATCCAAATCATACTGCACTCCCACCCTTAAAATTAAATCTAATTCTCTTTCGTATTCTTTACGATAGAACTCCATCTTTCTTTCAAAGATATCTTGTTCTGGTTCAAATTTAGATAGTTTAGGATAGATATGAAACCCTAATGCTTGATAAACACAAGCACGGTTTAATTGTGTAGCATTGTATAAGTCTTCATCTGGTTCATATTGACCAGTTGCTAGATATTTGAGATCATACAAACCAATTTGTTGTGTCGGCCACCACCTAATTCTTAGATCACGAAATACATCATTTTGTGCTTTTGTAATTTCGCCATCGAAATCAGGAATACCAAATTCTAAAATGTCCGGTTCGTATGTTTGAATGTCGCTTATTGTTGCTAGTGTAGCCATATCAAAGGTTCTTCCTTCTATAATGCTTTAGGTTCTGCCTAAACCATCTATGTTTGTTTAATATACTTTATTTACCTTAAAGGCGAGAAAAGGGCGAATTTCTCCGCCCCTTTCAAGTGATATTAGGAATTACCTAATTATAGTTGTGCGTCGCCTAATAATTGAACGCCGTATGCATCAAAAATTTCACTTACGCCGTAAGCCATAGAACCTACGATTTCAGTTGCTCTTAATGAAGCATCTCTTTGCTCTTCAATTCTCATTCCACGTTTAACCATGTAACCTAGTGCGTCTTGTGACATAACACCACCAACGAATGCACCAGCAGAGTCTCCGCTAATAACCGTTGATTCAAAAATGTCAATACCAGCGATTCTACCAACGAAACCGTCTCTTAACGCTACGTTACCTACATCTGACAAGTTATGTGACATAGGAACGCCACCTGCGTTAGTTAATTGTTTCTTGATTTGGAATGCGTGGTATGGGTGGATCACTGAAACATATGGTCCAGGAGCCTTGTTGTTTCTCAAGATAGCCGCCGCTTTGAAGAAATCTTCTACGCTTAACTCTCTTGCTCCGCTACCAACTACATTTGAGAAGCCGCTGAATAAAGCCGCTAAGTCTGTGTCGACTTTAACTGCCATAGCGTCACCAATTTGTCTACCAATAGCCGCCGCAACATCTTCTGATGCAGATTCTTTTGATAGGTCAGTTAGTGTTACCAATACACCTACTTCTGCCGCTGTAATAGTTTTAGAAGTAGTGTCAAATGATGTTGGTGTTGAAATGTCTGTGCCTTCAGTTAATCCACTTGCACTTAGTGCTGGGTAGATTGGAACTTGTGCAACAAGACCTGGTGTTCCTGTCATGTCGTAATTACGAACAACCGGACGAATGATTGTGTTTTCTGACAAAGTGTATAATGCACTTTGAACAATATTTGCATATAGTTCTTGTGTCAGTGTTGAAGTTGTA